GCACACGGATACCTTACCCTGTCGCTCTTACCACACATGTGGCAGGAGATCATCGAGGTGCATAATCTTAAGATGATGGTTAATTATGGCATGGACAAGATGCGCTTCGGAAAGCCTGTATTGTCGGGCTCACGCGTTCGACTCGTTGCCAAACTCGACAGCATTGAGAACCTCCGTGGCATTTGCAAAGCAGGTATCAAGTTTCAAATTGAGATTGAAGGCGAGCGCAAACCAGCCCTTGAAGGCGTTGCAACTTTCCTTTATTACTTTGAATAAGGACATCGCCTAAGTTTTAGGAAAGGGGTGTTTCAAAGGTTCGGTCGCATGAAGAGTGTGCCCGTAGAAGTTCATCTTGTGGGATATGTGAATCGTTTTATCCTTTAAAAGATAGTGAGAACGACCTTTGAAGCGCCCTTTTTACTATCAAAAAGTGTTAAATGTTTTATGCTATCAGCTGATAGTTAGAACATTATAGTACCTTTGTACATTATTCTAAGGGGGATAACAACACAAGAAAGTTAGCTTGATAACAAGGCTGACACAAGCAAACACAAATTAAAACAAGATTCAGAAATATGGCATACGACCAACTTAAACTTCGCAATCAGATATGTTTCAGATTGTACACAGCAAGCAGACTCGTCACACAAACATATTATCCTCTGTTGGAGAAGTTGGGGATTACTTATCCACAATACCTCGTCCTCATGGCATTATGGGAGGAGGATGGGCAGAAGGTGATGGAGTTGGCGCATAGACTCTACCTTGATTCCAATACGGTAACACCGCTTATTCAGCGCATGGCAACCGAAGGACTCGTGACGAGAAAGAAGGGTGAGAAGGACGCAAGAGAGACTTACGTTTACTTGACGGAGAGTGGAAAAGCACTTGTAAGTGAGGCTGCCAGCATTCCTTCTTGTATGTTGGGAAAGATTCTCAGTGACGCTACCGGCGTTGAGACTTTACGCTCTTCATCAGCCGAATTAGACGGCGTTATCAAGACACTCTCCGAGCAACGTGCTATGGAGAAGGCACTTGCAAAGGATAAAGGTAGCCAAGTTTTGTAGTAAAGAAAACTACTAAATAGTAAGGAGAAAACAATGGACGAACTTCTAAAATATTTTACGGTTGAGGCGATGACCGAAATTGTAAATCAGGTCAAAGCCGATCAAAGTTTTATAACGGATACATTTTTCAAAAAATGGACTCCGACGCTTTCAAATACCCACAACATCATCATCGAAAAAGGTGCGGGCGTAATCCTTGAGAGTGTCAGCGAAAACGGAGAACACCTGGTAACGAAAAACCCGGATCAAACGATAGTATCCGTGCCGCTTCCTCGCTTCCCGCAATACGATACGCTTCCGGCAAGCGAGCTAAATTTATTAAGAACGCTCAATACCCAAAGCGAGCAGCTTAAATCTCTTTCGGCAGCTATCGGCAAAAAACTAGCTAGCCAAAAGAGCAATATCACCAATACGGTAGAGTATATGGCTATAGGTGCTATTTTCGGTAAGGTAATGGACGGCAAAGGAAAGGTGCTGCTTGAGCTTAGCGCAAACAGAAAAGAGATAACTATCACAAATGCGACTAAGTTATTGGATTTGCTAAGCGATATCGAAGCCGCTCAAAAAGAGGTGTTAGGCATCGCAAAGCCATATATCGCGCTAGTAACGAGAGAGCTTTTTAGCGAGCTGCTTAAACTGGCCGAAGCCCAAGAGCTTCTAAAACTAAAATCCTGCGAAGTCGTCGATAGCAACGGAGTTTTAACTCTTAAACTTTTCGGCAAGACCTTTATGCCTTACGATGCCTCATACAAAAACACGAAGGGTAAAGATACGAGCTACATGAGCGGCAAAAAAGGCATAGTAGTTCCTTTAATGGACGATATCTTTGAGGTAGTTTATACGAGAGCCAATCACACATCTGCCATCGGCAAAGCTCCGACGAAATTCTTTGCTGCGGCTCCGGAAGTGCTGGAGAAAGGTAAGGGCTGGGGTATAGTTAGCGAAAGCAGACCGCTTCCGATCTGCAATAGGCTTGATGCGATAATCGAACTTAAAATGTGATTTAAAAGGGCTCTAAGCCCTTTTAAATCAAAAACGACCAAAGATACGAGAAAAATATTTTAAACGTTTTAACACGCTTTTAATACGCGTTAAAAGGCTTAAAAGATTTAAGGATAAGACCCAATGATAACAAACGATGATCTACTTGAAGAAGTTTCACATAAAGAGTTACTGGAGCTTAGCGATTTTGAGGGAAGCGGTAGCATAAATCAAAGCATCATAGACGATAGCCTGAACGATGCTTTGGCTTTCATCGCGTCATTCATAAGGATTCCCGCTAATCCTACCAAGCTCCTAAAAGATATATGCGTAGATCTAACGATAATCGAGCTGAAAAAGCGCAATAACTTTCCAAAGGACACTCTAGCAGAGCAGATCGAAAAGATCGAAGGGCTGCTTTTAAAGATGGCTGCAGGCAAAATTCCTACCGATGAGAAGAAAGACGATAAGCCGAGGCTTGCCTCAAGGGCTTTTCGGCATTACGAACAGAGAATGGATCTAAAGGACTTAAATGGCTGAGAGACCAAACATTAAAGACCTGGCGCGCGAGCTATATTTAAAGAGCTTTAGCGTCGAGCGAATAGCTGAAATTTTAAATAAAAACGTAAAGACGATCAAGAATTATAAGGCCGGCAGCAATTGGGATGAGCTCAAGACGGCAAGCTATCTAAACCGCGGTGGCGAGGAGAAGCAAAATATCTATCAAAATTTCATCGAAGAGATGCGCCTGGCGGTAAAAGATATCAGGCAGAGCGAACTGCCCGCAGGCAAAAAAGCGGATGCGCTAAGCAGGATAGGCGATAGCTTCGTCAAGATGAGCAAGGTAGCAAGCTACGAAAACCCCGCAGCATACCGCCTTAGCATCGCAAAAAAGGTTATCATGCTAGTAGTCGAAAAATTTAAAGATGATGAAAACAAAGAATGCATTAAAAAGCTTATTGAGCTCATCGAGAGCGAAAAATTTATAAAAGCCATTGAAGAGCTTGAAGTTTAGGAACTTAAGATGCTTTTTTCAAAAGATGAGCTGGATAGCTTTTTAGAGGATAGCCGCGAAAGCCACAAGCAAGCCGGAGCCGTAGAACCAGAGCTTAGCAAGCTTACGCGTAAGGACTTTTACGACTGGCTGGAAGAGCTTAGCGGCGAATTAAAAGAGCAAATACATCTAAACAGTCCACTATCTCCCAAAGATAGAGCCGCTAGGCTAAAGCGCGCCGAGCACGATTTTATGTTTTTTGCCAAGACTTATTTTCCGCACTATTTTAGCATTGATAGCTCCTGCGCGCTTCACGAGGATTTAGCGCAAATTTTTGAAGTTATGACGCAAGAGAGCAGCGGCGACAAATATGTTCGAGCCGCGCCGCGCGGGCATGCAAAAACTACGTATTGCTCGCAGCTCTTTCCGCTTTGGTGTATTTGCTTCGGCAAGAAACGCTTCATCGTAGAAATTTCAGATGCCGTGGAATTAGTCGAGGGCTGCCTCGAGGCGATCAAAGCGGAGCTAGAGGACAATGCAAATTTAAAAATGGACTTCCCGCAGGTCTGCGGCGCAAGCAAGAATTGGAAGATAGGCGAGTTTGTATCCAAAAACGGCGTCAAGCTCAAGGCATTCGGCTCAGGTAAGAGGCTGCGCGGCGTAAAATTCGGCGTGTACCGCCCTGATCTAGTCGTCCTTGACGATTTGGAGAACGATACCAATGTACGCAGTAAAGAACAAAGAGATAAGCTCGAGGAGTGGCTCGATGAAGCCGTGCTAAATTTAGGCAGCGTAGACGGAAGCTTAGATGTACTTTATATCGGCACTATCTTGCATGCAGATAGCGTGCTGGCGCGAAAGCTAAAGCTTAAATTCTGGAATGCCAAAAAATATCAATCGGTGATAAATTTTCCAAGGCGAATGGATCTATGGGAGCAATGGAGCGAGCTTTATCGTAATATTTCAAAGGACTCCAGCGACGAGTTTTACTTGAGGCACAAAAAGCAGATGGACGAGGGCTCGCAGGTGCTTTGGCCTGATGCACTACCGATCCTAAAGCTCATGCAAAAGCGTGCCGAAAACTTAAAATCATTCAACAAAGAGCAGCAAAACGATCCGCGAAACGAAGCTCAAATCTTTACAAAAGAGGCTATGCATTTTTACCGCGAGCTTCCGAGATGCGATTATTTCGTTATGTATATCGACCCGGCGGGCGAGAAGAAAAAGAGCGACTATACGGCTATTACGGTGCTAGGCGTCAGCAAGGCAGAAGCTAAAATTTACGTGGCTGAAAGCATCGTAGAGGTTATGAAGAGCAAGAAGGCGATTAAGGAGATTATTCGGTTAAATCAAATTTATAGGTGCCGCGTTTGCGCGATAGAGAGCAACGGTGGACAGGAGTTTTTCAGGCAATGGATAAGAGAAAAGGCCTTTGAGGTGGGTGCAAAACTGCCGCTTAGGGGAATCAACAATACGGCTGCTAAAGGACAAAGGATAGAGGAGCTCGAGGTGCCGATTGATGATGGCGAGATAGTATTTCATCAAAGCCAAAGCTTGCTTATCGAGCAGCTTTGCGAATACCCGGAAGGCAAGCACGACGACGCACCCGACTCTTTGGCGGGAGGAAAATAAAATATTTACGCGAAAAGAAAAATAAAAAGGCGCAGTAGATGATATTTGAGAAACTTTTTAAGAATAAAACCGAGCAACCGCAGCGTAAAAAAACGGCAGTTGTGGCCCAAAACAGCACGCTGATCGATCTGATAATCAACACCGGCGTTTCCAGCATAAGCGATAGCGATATGGATATGATCTTAACCGATCTTACGGTTACGCAATGCGACGTCAGCCGCAAATCCGTCACGGAGAAAAAAGAGATCCAAATCATTTGCGATGATGAGGAGATTGCCAAAAATTTCAAAGCCATTTTTAACCCGGATATCGTTAGTCAAATTTTAGAGACTTATCTTTACGGGCTCAACGTCTTTGAGATAAACTACAAAGAAAAGGACGGATTAGTTTATCCGCGTCTCGTGCAGAGGGATTTTAGGCAGTTTAAATTTAACGACGCCGGCGCGGTCGTGTTTGTAGGCGGC